GGCTCTCATCAAGTTGCGCAACGAGATCTACGCCCTCAACAGCAACACCATCGAGGTGTTCGACAACGTAGGCGGCGAGCTGTTTCCATTCGCACGCATCGATGGCGCTCAAGTCCAAAAAGGTTGCCTTGGCACACATGCCTGTTGCATTTACTTGGAGCGCATTGCCTTCTTGGGCGGTGGACGCAACGAAGCCCCAGGCATCTACATCGGCGCAGCAGCAACCACCCAGAAGATCAGCACACAGGAAATCGACAACCTGCTTTTGACTTACACCGAAGCGCAGCTGGTGCGCGTGCAGTTTGAAGCACGCAACGACAAAAACCACCAGCACCTCTACGTCCATCTTCCAGATCGCACAGTGGTCTATGACGCATCAGCATCTGAAGCGCTTGGCGATCAGGTCTGGTTTACCCTCACCAGCACGGTGGTTGGTTTCAGCCAGTATCGCGCACGCAACATGGTCTGGATCTACGACAAGTGGCTGGTGGGAGACCCACAAAGCAGCGCCATCGGCTACCTGGTGCAAGACACAGGCCACCATTGGGGCCAGCAAGTCCGCTGGGAGTTCGGCACGCTCATCGCCTACAACGAAGGCAACGGCGCAATCTTCAACCGGCTGGAGCTGGTCAGCTTGACCGGCAGCGTGGCATTGGGCACCAACCCACAGATCAGCACCAGCTACAGCGTCAACGGCCTTGCATGGAGTCAGGATCGCAGCGTCGCAGTCGGCACCACAGGCAACACCGCCAAGCGCCTTGCATGGTTTCAGCAGGGCCACATGCGCAACTGGCGCATCCAACGCTTCCGTGGCGACAGCGACGCGCATATCTCTTTCGCACGCCTTGAGGCACAGATCGAGGCATTGGCATACTGATGGCAACCGCACCAACATCCCGCAGGCTAAATCTCACGCGAGATCAGCTTGCCACCTTCCTGACCGACCAGCAACAGATCAGGCAGTTCGAGCTGCTGTTTTCTGCCGTCGATCAGCTCCAGGTCATAGTCGGGACTGATTTCGAGTACCAGGCAGACACGGCAGCGGCCACAGCGAACGAGGCGCTAGCTCAACTGGCGGCACTTGCTCAAGAATCGGCCATCAATTGCGCCTTGGCTGAAAACAAAGCAAATCAGGCATTGGAACTGCTAGACAATCTGACCAAGGCTGTAGAGGGCTTGCAAATGGCACCCCCGCCAAGGGAATTCAAGCGTTCAAGATACGGCTCGTTCTACGACACCACAACCCAAACTGCGACAACGATCAACACGGCCAAGGCCGTCACGTTCAACAACACCGATTTGAGCAATGGCGTGTATCTTGGCACCCCGACATCGAGGGTGTACGTGGACACACCAGGCATCTACAACTTTGACACTTCATTTCAGCTGGACAAGACAGCAGGCGGAACGGGTGAGTTCTTTTTTTGGTTTAGGCTTAACGGCGTAGACGTTCCAGACAGTGCCAGTCAAATCAGAATTCAGGGCAACAACGCTGAAATTTTTTCATCGCTGAATTACTTTTTTGATCTCAAAGCCAATGACTATATTGAGCTGATGTTTTCGGTGAGCGACCTCACTGTCGAAATTGCTGCATTTCCTGCGGCTGCACCCCACCCAGGCATCCCGTCCATTATTCTCACAGTTGCCAACAACATTGAAGGTGTCTTATGACCGTATCCATTAAAGTTCTGATCCCAGCAAAGCAGGCCGAGAACAGCCAGACCACGCAGTACACAGCAGTGAACTGCAAGGCCATCATCGACAAGTTCACGATCACCAACACCAGCGCCGGTAATCTGACCATCAGTGTCAACTTGGTGACCAGCGGAGGCAGCCCAGCCGCATCCAACCTGATCATGGACACCCGCGCCATCGCACCCGATGAGACCTACACCTGCCCCGAGTTGGTCGGCCAGGCGCTTGAACCTGGCGGCTACATCAGCACCATTGCCAGCGCAGCCACCTCGCTGACCATCCGCGCCTCTGGCCGCGAAATCACTTAAAGGAGAAACAGCATGGACAAATTCATGATGATGCCCAAAGGCTTCATGGGCCTGCCGGTCGAAGAGGAATTCATCACCGCAGCCGAGAACAAGAAGAACACCCGGGTCGTGATCGACGACTGGATGCTTGGACCAGAAAACCCCAGCAACGAGCCCACAGCCAACAAGGTGTATTGGGTCGCGCTGGGCAAAGCCATGCAAGTGGACGAAAAAGAAGCCCGTCGTCGTCGCTGCTCCAACTGCGAGTATTACGACAACAGCACCATGACCCAGGCCAAGATGGAGCGCATCCCGCGCAACGATTGGGACACCGATGCCGGTTTCCGTGGCTACTGCAACAAATTCGACTTCATTTGCCACGACCTGCGCTCCTGCCAGGCCTGGGAAGAGCGCGAATTCGAGATGGATTGAACAAGCCATGCAAATATGGGACAATCTGGCCGCTGAGTCACCAAAGCCGCCAGCAGCTTGCCCTAAACAGGAGTTGCACATGACTGGTATTGATTGGCTCAAAGAAAACCTGCAAAGGGTTTTCATGCTGCCTGCGCCAGTCGTGGAATGGCTCGTCATGGTTTACGATGCCATTCAGGTGTTTGACGATGTTGCCGATGGCGACACAGTTGAGCGCAAAGACCTGAATGCAGCCATCTGGAACACGCTGGTGGGCATCCATCAAAATCCGTTTTTTATTGCCAACAGCCACCACCTAGTGCCATTGCTGGCCACCGCAATCATGAAGTGGCAAGCATCCGACACAGCAGAACGCGCAGGCCAAGCCGACGCCAGATCATTCGTCTGGCGTGCAGGCTTCTACGACCTGATCCTGATGGCCGTCTCACTCACACATGGCCCAGGCTTTGCCACCAAAAATGCGCACCTGGTCATGGATTTGTACGGCGAAAAATTTGAAGACTACATGAAGGAGTTCGGCGATGCCTGATCCAGTAACGGCCCTAGTTGTGGGCGGAACACAAGTCGTTGGCGGCATGATGCAAGCCGACGCAGCAGAAGACGCAGCCAACATTCAAGCTGGTGCAGCAGGCCAAGGTATTGCAGAACAGCGTCGCCAATTTGACGCCTTGCAAGCCCTGCTCAAGCCCTACACAGAGGCAGGCGTCCCAGCACTGGAGCAACAGCAAGCCTTCTTGGGTCTGCGTGGTCCAGAGGCAGAGCAAGCCGCCATTGATCGCATCCAAAGCGGCGCTGGCTTCCAGGAGTCTGTGCGCCAAGGCGAAGAGGCTTTGCTTCAACGCGCATCGGCCACTGGCGGCTTGCGCGGCGGCAACATCCAAGGCGCACTCGCGCAGTTTCGCCCTGCTTTGCTCAATCAAGCCCTTGAGCAGCAATACAGCCGACTCGGTGGCATGACCACTCTAGGCCAGCGCTCTGCTGCCGGTGTCGGAGCTGCTGGCATGGAAACAGGCACAAACGTAGCCAACCTTTTGTCTCAGCAAGGTGCGGCCCTCGCAGGTGGAGAACTTGGCCAGGCCAAAGCCTACGGCCAGATCCTGAACATGCCAGCGCAGTTCCTCGGTATGCAGTACGGCGCAGGCGGTAAGGCTGGCATGGGCTTTGGTTTCTAAAAGGCAAAAAACATGGCACAGATCAACCCCTTCCAAGGCCCAATCAACTACGCAGTCGAAGTGCAAAGCCCATTTGAGGCTGCACTTGGGGGCATAAAAGTTGGTGCAGGCATTGCCGAAATGCAGGCTAAACGCGAAGCACAACAAGCAGCGCAACAGGCACAGACAGAATTAAAAACTCTGTTTACAAATCCAAATGCAACAGCAGCAGACTATGCGCGTGCCACAGCCTTTTTGCCAAAAGATCAAGCCGAAAGCGTGCGTAAATCTTTTGACATGCTCAATGCTGAACAGCAACAGAACTCGCTTCGCGGTGCAGCCCAGGTTTACTCGGCAGTTAAATCTGGTCAACTTGACATTGCAAAAAACTTGCTCAAAGAACAGGCTACTGCACAGCGCAATGCCGGTCGGGAACAAGAAGCCAGAGCGTCTGAACATTCTTTGCAATTGATTGAGCTCAATCCAACTGGCGCACAAACCATTGTTGGCTTGATGACGGCAGCGTTGCCTGGTGGAACACAGTTACTCGAGAATGTAGACAAGACGCTCTCAACAGGACGCGCAGAAGCCCAAGCCCCAGCAGAATTGCAAAAGAAGATTGCAGATGCAAATGCTGCTGTTGCTGATGCTGAAAAAAAGGTTGCAGAAGCCAAAGACACGCCTGCCAGATTGGCAGCAGAACAAGAGAAACGAGTTGCAGACGCAAACAAGGCCAAGGTCGAAGCACAGTTTGCAGGCCCATTAGCACAAGCCAGCCTCAACCTGAATTCTGCACAGATTAAGAAGATCAATAGCGATATCAGCAATGCAGCCGCTAGGCTGAATCTTGACACGCAGACCATGCAAGCCACAGTCGCTGAAAAGCTGTCTAGCATCCAAAAGAATGTGAACGAACTGCCAGCCGACACCCGCAAGCTGGTCAACGATTCCGCAGTCGCGGCGGCAGCATCCAAGCAATCCGCAAACCAGTACAACGATCTGGCCAAGCGCCTCGATGCAGCTGGCGGCGGTTTCGGTGCGGCCACCAGCTTTGCGGACTACCTGCGCAAAGCAACTGGTGCACAAAGCCCATTGACCGAACTGCGCCAGGAATACACGCGCATTCGCAACTCGGCAGCCATCAAGTCATTGCCCCCAGGCGTGGCCACCGATAAGGACATCGAGCTGGCTTTGAAGGGCATCCCACCAGAGAACGCAAACGCCAGCACTATGGCGAGTTTCCTGCGCGGCATGGGCAAGATGCAAGACATTGAGGCATCCGTGGCCAATGCTAAGACCGACTGGCTGGCCAACAACAACGGCGTGTTGACCCGTGCGAAGAACACCTTTCAGGCTGGCGACTACGCCACCAAGCCCGGCGAGTCCTTCAACGACTTCACGCAGCGCGTCGTGCAAGACGTCAGCAAGCGTTACAACCCAGCCACCCAAAGCACACTGGTCGAGCAGATCCCCACAGATCGCACTCCACGCCCAGCAGCTCCAGCGGCAAACATCCGATCACAAGCTGACGCAATCCTTGCAGGGGGCCGCTAATGGCAACAGCCGACGAATACGCAGCCTGGATCGTCAAGAATTCCGCCAAGCGCGGAACGCCTGAGTTCGATACCGTGGCGCAGGCCTACCAGCTGGCCAAGGGCGAAGAAAACACGGCCACCTTCCAGCAGCAAAACGCACCACTGCCACAGCAGCCTGGCGTGATGGATCAGATCGTCGGTGCTGGCGAAACAGCACTGACTCTTGGCACTGGCGCAGTCGGTGGCACGCTCGGAACACTGGCCGGAACTCTCCAGGGCTTGTCCCAGCAGATCCTATCCGGTCAGTTCGGCACGCCAGAGGCCATGCGTGCAGTCGAGCAAGCGGCAGCCAAGGGCGCACAGGCGCTCACCTACCAGCCACGCACTCAAGCTGGCCAAGAACAGGTGCAAGCCGTGGGCCAAGTCCTGGCCAACGTCCTGCCACCAGTCCTGCCTGCAATCGCAGCCCCAGGCGCTGTCATGCAAGCCGCACGCACCGCAGCCCCAACCGTAGGCGCAGCCCGTCAGATCGGAACAGCAGCAGGCCAGCGTGCAGCCACAGCAACAGGCCAGGCCATTGCCAAGCCAGTGCAAGCGGCCACCACAGCCGTGCGCGAGACATTGGGCATGGAAGCACCACCAGTGGCCACCACAGCCCCAGCAGCAGCCGGTGCGCGTGTTTCCGGTGGTGCGGCAGCCACACCAGAGGCCATGCGGCGCACCACTACGGCGGAAAGCCTGCCAGTTCCAGTCACCCTCACCAAAGGCGCGGCCACCAGGGACGCCCAGCAGCTGGCCTTTGAGAAAGAACAGATCAAGAGCGATCTGGGTGGTCCCCTGCGCCAGCGTGCCGAGGAAAACAACCTGCAAGCCTTGCAGAACTTTGACGCCCTGGTCGATATGACAGACGCCCAGCTCATGGACCTGTCCAGCACCGGCGGCGCTGTCGTCAAATCTTTGACCGAAGGCCTCACAGCAGCCAAGAACAGAACCCGCGCCGCCTACAAAGCAGCGGAGAAAGCTGGCGAGCTGGAGAACAACGTCACCCTTACCTCGGTGGTGGACTACATCAACGAGAACATTCCAGAGGGCGATCTAGCTCCTGTCCTCAAGGCAGCCCAGCAGAAAGCCATCGCAATCGGTGCAGCAGTCCCAGACGCAGACGGAAGACTGGTGGCCCAGCCCATCACACTACGCCAGGCCGAAAGCCTGCGCCAGACCTTCCAGCGTGCAGGCTTTGAAGGTGCAGACCAGTTCCACGGCGGCAGTCTGCGTCGTGTCTTTGACGTTGAGACAGAAGGCATGGGCGGCGACCTCTACAAAAAGGCCCGTCAGACCCGCATCGACCAGGCACGCAAGTTTGAGAACCGCGCCATCGTTGCCCGTCTCATCAAGAACCGCAAAGGCATGGAAGACCCCCAAGTCGCAGCTGACCAGGTTTTCCGCAAGTCCGTGCTGAACTCCTCACCAGAGGAAATCACATTCCTGAAGCGTGTCTTGGTCACCAGCGGAAAAGATGGCCAGCAGGCTTGGAAAGAGCTGCAAGGGGCCACCGTGCGCCACCTCAGAGATGAGGCCACCAAGGGAATGGGCATGGACTCACAAGACCGTCCCATGATCTCTCCAGCCAAGCTGCACCAGTCCGTGCAGGCTCTCGACGCCAATGGCCGCTTGGATGTGCTTCTCGGAAAGAAAAACGCACAGACAGTGCGCGATCTTGACGACGTTGTGCGCTACGTCACCACAGTCCCACCAGGCACACTGGTCAACAGCTCAGGCACAGCAGGAACGCTCATGGCAGCCATCGCAGAAGCCGGTGCTACCGGAGCACTCACAGGCCTGCCATTGCCGGTAGCCTCTGGCCTGCGCCAGATCATCAAGATGCGCCAAGAAGGGCGCACCAAGGCCAGAATCAATGACGCACTCAACGCATTGCCACCAGTCCAGCCTTGAGCGACAATCCATCATCCAGGAGAACCAGTAAATGTCCGCACTCAGCATCCAGCCAACCTATCCGATCTTCACCGAGACGGACGGCTTGCCATTGGAGAACGGTTACATCTGGATTGGCGCGGCCAACCTCGACCCCCAAGGCAACCCCATCAACGTCTACTGGGACACCGCGCTGGCCATCCCAGCAGCCCAGCCCATCCGCACCCTCAACGGCTACCCTTCACGCAACGGCACCCCTGCACGCCTGTACGTCAACAGCGACTACAGCATCCGAGTGCAGAACAGCAAAGGCAGCCTGGTGTACAGCGCACCGGCTGCGACCGAGCGTTACAGTGCTGATCTGATTAGCTATCAACCAGGGCCAGACAGCTTGCTCTTGCCTGGACCATTGTCCATCAGTGCTGCACTTGACGAAATCACAGACGATGAAACCGGCTCGACTCGAATTGGATTTTTGCGCTCAGGCCCAGACGCTGTTGCAAGAACAGTCAAATCTAGGCTTGACGATTGTGTCAGCGTTTTCGATTACATGACTCCAGCACAGATTGCAAACGTGTCTGCACGGCTTGCCACAATTGATGTGACAGCCGCAGTGCAAGCAGCTCTGGACAACAACTTTGGCGTGTTTTTTCCGACTGGTCGCTACGGGGTCACATCCATCACCATTCCTAATGCCAAGTTCATTTGGTTTGATGGCGCGACCATTGTCGGCCTTGGCGTATCTTTAGAAGACGCAGTGGTCAAGTTGGAAGGCGGTTCTTGCCAGATTTACAACATGTCAATTAACCCCAACTTTAGCGACAACTACACCTGTGCGCTGTGGTGGAACAATGACACGCAAGGCTCACAGTACAACACTGTTTTTGCTTTGACAATCAACAACGCTCGTCGCGGTATTGTGTACGGCGCGCTTCCTGGCGATCCAGCAACTGTGCCACCAATGAGCGAAAACAGTCTTATTGGCTACTACTGTTTCGGCGTCCAGAATCCTTGGTATGGCAACGCAGCCAACGGCGTCATGTACATCGACGGCGCTCAGTTTGTTGCGCTCAATAGCGGATGGCCTGTCAGCCCTGCATTCAACTGGGCAAACGCACGGGCGATTGAAAACTATTTTGGGTTGCTGTTCATCAACAACTCTGAAATTGTCAAGTCTGCCAACACGACCGGCTACACGGCTGACCTGAGCAATGTCAACTTCAACAACTGCTACTTTGAATTTGGTGCGCCAATTCAATTTGTCGGCAGTCGCAATCGTTTTACAAATTGCAGGTTGTACCAACTTGCTGCAAACCTTTCGACGTTCTACTACCCGTCAAACGTAGCAGCTTCTGAACAGTATTTTGTGAACTGCGGTCTTGAGCGTCCACCCGGTTCTGGCCTGACCTCGGCTACCCCAATGATTGATATGAGTGCGGTGACTGCTAGTAATGCTGCGACCAATGACATCACTTTTGATTCTTGCTCATTGCTAGAGTTCAACTGGCAAACGGCCTCTGGTTACACCCCATTCGTCAACAATACAGCAAATTTGAAGTTTCAAAACACCCGGTACTGGCGCAGTGATTCAGTCACTGACAAGTATCTGTTGAACAACAGAAGCGCCAACTTGCTTGTTGAGGCTGGCAAAGACTACCTTGGTTATGTGACAACAACTTGGTATCCTGAAAACGGCTCTGGCACAGCAGCAGTCACTATTGCTGCCGATGCTCCAACTGGATTTAACGCTTCATCTATCCAGCTTGTCGCAACTGGTGGTACAGCCCGTGCAATGACTATTGACCCCGCGTCAACGACTACCGTGAAGAAC